GGAGATGGCATGGATGTAGACCACAAGAAACCTCTGTCCAAGGGCGGCTCCACTGCCGCTGGTAACCTACGCGCTGTAAGTAAGACTGTCAATCGGAGTTTCCCCCGTACAAAAACAGGGGCGATGAAGACCAAAAAATCCTAGCGCTTCGGCGAGTAGGTGATGTAAGATTAGTTGTCGGTCCTCTCCGCCGACTCCTTAGTTGGAATTAGCCCGGAAGTTCGCTTCCGGGCCCTTTTTGTTCGTTTGTTTTTATTGGTGCTATATGGAAATCCTGCAAGACAGGGCGCTCGTGTTCAATACACGGAAGGCGTCACAAATCACTACGCTTATACCCAAGAGCCACATCCTTGCCGAGAACGGTGAGGTATCAAAAGTCATGGTCCATTGGGACTTGGACGAGATGCGTATCCTGCGTAATCTTGGCATAAAGGAAGTACCGCACCCCATTCTGGGACGGTATAAGTGGCCCGGCATGTATACCCCGTTTGACCACCAGAGGGACACCGCGGCTTTCTTGGCTACGCACCCCCGCTGCTTTGTGTTTAACGAGGCGGGTACGGGTAAGACCTCTGCCGCCGCATGGGCCGCCGACTATCTGATGAACAAGGGGCTAGTCACACGGGTACTGGTTGTCTGCCCTGTATCTATTATGGATACGGCGTGGCGCTCAGACCTGTTCAAGACCGTCATGCACCGCTCATGCGCTATTGCGCAGGGTAGCAGGGAGCAGCGTAAGGCAGTGCTCGCCAAGGACTACGAGTTTGTCATCATCAACTTTGACGGCGTGAAGGTAGTCGAGAAGGAGCTGAAGGCGGGCGGGTTCGATCTGATTATTGTGGACGAGGCTAACGCCATCAAGAACGTACAGACGGACCGATGGAAGTCACTCGCCGCACTGATGGACCCAACGACTAGGCTCTGGCTCATGACGGGTACGCCCGCCTCACAGTCGCCGCTTGATGCGTATGGGCTGGCCAAGCTGGTTAACCCCAGTGCTGTACCGCTGTTCTATGGCAAGTTTCGTGACCAAGTCATGGTTAAGATTACTCAGTACAAGTGGGTACCCCGACAGGACTCGAAAGATACCGTGCACAGGGTCTTACAGCCAGCGATTCGGTACACCAAAGAGGAGTGTCTCGACTTACCAGACCTGCTGTATTCGGTGCGTGATGTACCCCTGACTCCACAGCAGACCAAGTACTACACAAACATCAAACAACAGATGGTGGCACTAGCCGCTGGCGCTGAGATTACCGCAGTGAACGCCGCCTCGATGCTGAACAAGCTCCTGCAGATTTCACAAGGGGCGGTGTACACGGACGATAGAGACGTGGTGGAGTTTGATGTATCCAACCGAGTCAAGGCGCTACTGGATGTAATCGATCAAACCGATGAGAAGGTATTGGTGTTTATACCGTATCGCCACGCATTGACATTGGTGGAAGATAAGGTCCGCGCCGCGGGGTACACGACCGCTACTATTCACGGTGGGGTCTCAGCACCGAACCGAGCCGAGATTATTAAAGACTTTCAGACGGAGGATAACGTTCGAGTCTTGCTGATGGTGCCACAAGCGACAGCGCACGGTATTACGTTGACTCGCGCAAACCAAGTAGTGTGGTGGGGCCCAGTAAGCTCTACTGAGATTTATTTGCAAGCGAACTCGCGCGCGCACCGCCAAGGACAGAAGAATAAGGTTACAGTCACCCACCTGCAGGGGTCGCCCGTAGAGAAGCGGATGTACACCATGCTGGAGCAGAAGATTGATATGCACTTGGACCTTGTAGAACTTTACAAAGCGGAGATCGAAAGTCCTTGACTCAAAGGATTGACAGTGTATAATTTGATTCATGGGTGAGGGGGTACGGGTTAGCGCCGTATCAACGTTGGTTAACGATCACTACTGCTCCAAGTAGACACTGCTTCATGTGAGCCCTCACCCATACCTACAAAGACAAGGAGAAGGAGAATGGATGTATCAAGGTTAGTAAAAGCCTACGTCAAGATTCGTGACGCAAAGCGCGAAGCCGAGGCGGAAGCTAAAAAGAAAATTGACGCCCTGCAAGAGCAACTCGATGTAATCGAACAAGAGCTACTGCAGTTATGTAAAGACACTGGCCAAGATGGGGGCAAGACCGAAGCAGGTTCTTTCCGTCGTTCGGTCAAAACCCGTTATGAAACCAGCGACTGGGAGCGGATGTATGAGTTTGTTAAGGAGCACGGTGTACCCGAACTTCTTGAGAGACGCATCAGCCAAACTGCTTTCTCTGAATTCATAAACCAGCACCCAGACCTGCTGCCCGAAGGTGTTAACGTGGTCTCACGTTATGCTGTCACGGTGACTCGTTCACGTGCAAACTAAAACTCGTTTAAAGGAAATACCATGAGTAATATTGCTTTGTTTCAATCCGGTTCAGTAATCCCTGACTATCTCCGTAACGTCTCTGACGATACAACCCGTGAACTTGCCGGTAGCTCCGGCGGTAAGAGCATCTCCATCAAAGGCGGTGTGTGGCGCATGATGGTCGGTGGTGAAGAAGTCGCGAAAAACGAAGAGCGTTCGATGCCTATGGTCATCATCGCAACCAGCAAGGGTACACAGCGTACGTTCTACGCTGAGAAGTACGAAGAAGGCAAAGACATCCGTCCGTCCTGCTGGTCTTCTGAAGGTGTCGTGCCCAACGAAGAAGTGCCTGCCGAGTCTCGTCAAAGTGCCAACTGTGCTACGTGCCAACAGAACATCGAAGGTTCTGGCGAAGGTAAAGCTCGTGCGTGCCGTTTCAGCAAGCGTATTGCAGTTACGTTAGAGAATGACATCGCTGGTAATGTGTATCGTTTGACGGTTCCCGCCAAGTCTCTGTTCGGTCGTCCTGATGGCGATAAGATGCCATTGCAAGCGTACGGTAAGTTCTTATCTGGTCACGGTATCCCAATCACTGGTGTTGTTACAGAAGCACGTTTCGATACAAGCGAAGCAGTGCCCGTGTTGAAGTTCCGTGCTGTGCGTCCCTTGTCTGAGCAGGAGTGGAATACCGCCAAGGCTCAAAGCACTACTGATGATGTCCGTGCGGCATTGGAGTTGCGTTTTGCGGCTAAGAAGGACAATGCACCTGCATTACCGGCGGCGTTCGCAGAAGCTCCAATACCGGCTAAGAAAGCTAAAGTGGAAGAGCCCGCAGACGAGCCCGTGGAAGAACCAGTCATGCGTCAGAAGCAAAAAGCTGAACCCGCCAAAGCTGGTAAGGCCGCGGAAGATGTCTTGAGCCAGTGGTTGACTGACGATGAAGACTAACTCAGGGCGTGGACATAGCGTCCATTTCTTGCGGCGTGTGGAACGTGCGGCTCTTACTGAGCCTGCAAAGACCTTGGCTGCTCTGCTCCTGCAAAATGAATACCCCGTAGTATTCGTGGCAGACAAGTTGGGTGTTACTCGGGCAACCGTGTACAACTGGCTGACCGGCAGTTCGGCTCCACGCTCACGTCTTCACCTTGTGGCTATTGAGAAGTTTATTTCCCGATACTCCAAGTGATGTCGTCCGAAGGGGTGGCACTTAGTGTCACCCTTTTCTTCCTCTTTTTGAAAGAGTGCATGTGACAGATTTTCTTCGCTCCATCTTACCTACGAGTGGCCGATATTGCGCCGTAGGTATTCGCGGTGGTGTGGTTCACCAGACGTTTCACGATTCCGTTGAGGAGATCGAGGCGGTTGCGGACGGGCACAATTCTACGGGTGTAGATGCGTATTTTGCACTGGCATCATTTGATGACCAAGGCGTGCGTAAAGTACCCAATGTCCAGTTCCTTCGCGCCTTGTTCCTTGATATTGATTGCGGACCAAAGAAAGACTACATCGACCAAGCGGACGGCGCTAAAGCGCTCTCTGCGTTCCTTAAGGCAACGGGGTTACCCACTCCTACGCTTGTAAATTCTGGTGGTGGCCTGCACGTATACTGGCCGCTGACCCGCGATGTGACTGTTGAGGAGTGGAAGCCAATGGCCCGTTCTCTAAAACAGTTATGTGGTAAACAAGCCTTGCACGCCGACCCTTCTGTGACCACAGACGCGGCTCGTATTCTGCGTGTGCCGGGTACAAATAACTTTAAGAACGGTCAGAGCCGTCCAGTACAGATCATCACGCAAGGGCAGCCTGTAGATATTAAAACCCTGCAGGACCTTCTGCCTCCCCCGCCTGTGGATTTATCCGCGGCAAAGATGTTTGGCATGGATGCCACATCACGCGAACTGGCTGGAGACTACCCCGAGTGCTCGTTTAAGAAGCTGGCGAAACTTAGCCTCAAGGGCAACGGCTGTGCACAGATTGATAAGGCACTGCGTGAAGCAGCGACATTGGAGGAGCCCTTGTGGAGGGCCGCGCTGTCTATCGCTACGCGTTGCTCTGACCGCGTTATTGCTATCCATAAGTTATCTAGTCCGCACCCAGACTACGAGCCATCGACCACGGAAGATAAAGCCGCGGAGACGAAAGGTCCGTACCTGTGTAGCTGGTACAAAGAAAACTACGGCGCCACGTGTGAGGGATGTAAGCAGACCTGCAGTACCCCGTTGATGCTGGGCAAGACCGTGAGCGAGGCCCCGACCACTGAGGAAGGTGAATACGTTATTGCGGCACCAGAAGATGACGAGCACGTGTCTTTGGAGATTAACGTCCCATCGTACGGCTACCCTTACTTCCGCGGTGCGACTGGTGGGGTGTTTAAGAAGGTCAAGGCCGCTGACGGCGAGACTGAGACTGAGATTGAAATTTACCGAGACGACCTCTATCTAACTGAACGGTTTTACGATTCTGATACGAACGGAGATGGCGAAGGCGAAATGGTGGGCATCAACCTGCACATGCGCAAAGACGGTCTACGCCGGTTCTACAGTTCTGTAAAAGACATCATGAAGCCCGATACCTTGCGCGACCTGTTGGTCCGTAATGGTGTAATTACTTATGGCAAACATACTCAAGAACTCATGGCATATTTTGCATCTTCATTGCGCCGCCTGCAGTCACAATATGCGGCCAACCGGACCCGTCACCAGATGGGCTGGACTCCTGACAAACTCGGCTTCGTTGTTGGCGACCTTGAGTACACCGCAAGCGGTACAAAGTTGGCTCCGCCCGCAAGTGGCACTAGGCAGATGGCGGCAGCATTTAAACCAACTGGTACCTTAGATGAGTGGAAGACCATCGCTAACTTCTATGATCGAGTTGGACTAGAGGCGCACGCGTTTACATTGTTCTGTGGGTTTGGCTCGCCCTTGTTGAAGCTGTTGAATCACCCAGTCGTTAAAGGCGTTCTGGTTCACTTGTACAACGCAGAGTCAGGCGCAGGTAAGTCAACGGCACAGATGGTAGCTAACTCGATCTTCGGTGCGGCTGACGAACTGTTGATTCGTCCACGGGATACAAACGCATCCAAGAACCATTTGGTCGGCATGCTGAACAGCCTCGTGGCTACGATTGACGAGATTAGTAACGACACGCCTGAGATGATTTCAGACATGGCATATGGTGTTACTGATGGTCGCGGCAAGAACCGGATGAACGCGCAGTCCAACACTCTGCGTCAGAACACAACCACTTGGTGCAACATTACTATCACGTCTTCTAACTCGTCAGTGATCGACATGCTGATGCAGAACAAGAACATGTCTGACGGTGAGTTGCGCCGCGTGTTGCAGTTGGATGTACCTGTGTACATGGGCGCTACCAAGGAGGAGATCGATGCGGTGTTCTCTAAGCTGAGCACGAACTACGGCGTGGCTGGTCCAATCTACATTGAGTACATCATTCAGAACATGGACAAGGTCATGCAGATGCTGGCCGACATGCAGAAGAAAGTTGACCGTGAGTTTAAGTTGGACCAGCGTGACCGGTTCTACTCATGCCTGTTAACGATTGCATTTACCGGCGCGCTCATTGCACAACGGTTGGGGCTGCACGACATTGACATCAAGCGTATCTACCAATACATGCAAGTGGAAATCGCCCAGCGTAAGTTGGTTCACAGTACCGATGTAAGTGACCCTGTGGCCGTAGCACGGGAGACGCTGGCTCAGTTTATCCATGCCAATATCAACAACGCATTAGTGGCGCCATACACTCCAGCAGGGGGTTTACCTCAGCGCCCCGCGATGATGCCCAAGGGGGACTTGAAGATGCGGTATGACCCAGAAAGTCACGAGCTGGCTATACCGGTGTCAGAGTTCCGCAAGTTCTTCGCCAGTCGTTCAGTGGACGTTAAGCGGGCGGTAGCGAACCTGACCAAGCTGAACTATATGAAGCATGACGGCAAGTCTCACCCAACTCGTCTTGGAGCCGGGGCACTGGGTAGTATGAGCGGTATTGCCGTGCGGTGTTACATTTTCGATGGAGCAGCAATTGGCATCGAATCGACGGCGTTCAACGAAGACCAAGCCCTCTGAGAAACCGGACATCCCGAGCGAGGACATTAACGTGTTCCCGTTTCTCGGGGTGACTTTCTACATCATGTGGGACAAGCTGGCACCGGGCTCGTCGTTTTTCTTGCCTACAACTGCGCAAGCAGAAGACGTGCAGAAGGCGCTCCGTCCGTACACTAGATGGCTACGCATACGCGTAGAGACCCGCAATCGTTGTGAATACGGACTCTACGGTGTGCGCGTCTGGCGGGTTATTTAGCTTTGTTCATGTCCGCTTGGACTTCACGTAGCCAACCTACCAGCTCCTGCTCCATACGGCGTACCTCTTCCATGATTGTCTTGCGCTCTTCTTGGCTCATTTCTTGTGCAGCAAGACTGGAGTTTAAGTAGTTCTTGTATTTACGCGTGTCAGAAAGTTGTGCCAGTGCCGAGCCGATACCCTGCGCGAGCGTGAGTTCGTTTACATGTTCATCCGCAAACTTAACCGCGGCATCAAGGTCTTCCTTGGCCAACTTCTCCAACGTACCTTTCACCCCAAAAGTCTTGCTGCGCAGCTCATAGAACTCATCCAAACGGCGGGTACCAATTGGGTCGTACAAGAAGTTGCTAAGCATCCAATACTTCTGTATGGGGCGATCCATACGATCAGGGTTAATCCGTTGGTCTGTAAACATCGTAACCATACCGGCAACGGAGCCGAAGTATCCCTGCAGCGTGTTGTCGATCATGATTGGGGAGATGGCGTTGTTCTCTCCGACGATAGACTCCGTGAACTTTGAGATCGCCTTAGCCAGTTCGCTGGTGTTAGCACGTGTACGCTGTGACGGCAGGAGCTGCCCACGTTGGTAGACGCCCTCAAGCTCTCGCCCGGTGAAGAACGAGTAGTTTGTTACTGCCTCAATGACAGGCTTAATAGCAGCGGGGATTGGAGTCATACGCCCGCCAACTGGTGCGTACTGAGCAAACGCATACTTCAAAGCAGTAAAGGTTGCGTCGGCGGCTTCCATCTCCTCTTTCGTGCCGTTACGCATGAAGTACTCGACCATCATCTCCGCAGGCACCTTGAAGATTGCGCCCAGTTCTTCTGGTACGGGGAGCTTAATTCCGCCGGGTAGCATCCAGTTGTTATGGCGAACTAAAAGACTCGCCTCGTCGTAGTAATCTTCGCCGGACGACATGATGGCATAGATTGTCGAGAACGCGGTCATTTGCGTTATTTTGGTGAAGAACATGCGCTTCGCGGCGGCTTTACTTAGTCCAGCAGCGGCTGATTTGCCAGTAGCGGCACGAAGCAGTACGTCCATACCCTGCAGGTACGCGTTAAAGAACGGGATGGTGCTAGCCAAAGCAGGCAACACACTACCAGCCCCTCGCCTACGGAAGTTAATGAATTCGCGCGAGCGAGTAGTAGCCAAGAGCTTATCGTTCTTCTCGCGCATGGTCTGGTCGTATATCGCCTTACGGACCGCCAAGTCAGACGCGCGGGTGATACCTTCCAGCCGGTGCATCATTTCTTTTAGTGGTAGACCGAACAATTTCCCACGAGCTTGGTACCCGAGGTCATGCAAAATAGAGGCCATGGGGTCACGAGTGTTGAAGTCATAATCACCAATGACGCCTTTTTTGCCGAACTCTCGCACGGAAGGATGGCGTTTGCCCATCAACTCGTATCCACTAATCGTTAAGAAATTACGAATGGCGGGGTACACGAGCTTCAAAGGCTTCTCGACACCGGATGTAGCATACGCACGCTGAATGTCGTTTACGACCTGACGAACCGCGAACGGAGGCAGAGACGTAATGGCGGTTCGCAAAATGTTTGAGAAGCCCGCGAGGAAGTTAACCAGCGCACCTTTTGGTGGGGCGAGGTCCTTAAACGCCATGACATCCCAGCGAGAAGGTAGCTCGTAGTAAACCTGCTCACCCTTGTCATACGCGGACACAAGTTTTGCGTCAGAGATACCAGTTTTAGACTTACGGCTGGTCGCTTGGCCAAGCCGCTCCAGCATCTTGAGAGTAGATGTGTTGGCATCTTGCTTCAACGTCTGCTCAATCATCCACCCCGCGGTCTTCACAAAGTTATCAAAGGTGTTACCGACTTCGCGGCTGTCTGAACCAATAAATTCTGGGATTTTACCGAGCTGGGATATACCCTTACCCGCACGTTTCTGCGTGCGGAACTTCTCGTCAAAGGCGGACAACCGATCAAACGGAATATAGTCAGTCGCCTCTTTCCATGCAGTACCATCCGCAGCAGACAGCCGTCCAGTAGATACCATGCCGTCAATCAGGCCAAAACGTATTTGGTCCATCTCAGACTGGATAGCCTTAACTTCCGCATCATGCTTTGCTGCAAATGCCAACATCTCATCGATCTGCGCATCAGCGGACCGCTTGTCTTTGTTTGACAGCTTGTTAATACCGAATGGTTCTTCGCCTTTGGCTTTTCTGAGTTGGTTCTCTTTCCGCAGAGCGTCTAGACGCTTGGCTTCAAGCACTTTAGATAACGTGTTGTATGCCTCTTTAAATGAGTACCCGTTAGCTTTACCCCACGCGTCTACCTTACCCAGCACGGACTTCATGGAGGTCTTGCTCTGCTCGGTGTTATATAGACCCGTCGTCTTGTCTTTTACAAGGGAGCCATCAATAAACCAATCCAGCAAAAGTTTAGTCGTATCCTGCGCCTGACGGTACAGCCCCATTGGGTTCAAGATGCCTTTTGAGGACCGCACCGCGCCGTCAAACAACACATTCAAGCGACGTTCCGCGGAGGCGGCAGTGTCAACAGTTAGTGTTCGGAATTTATCCGCGAAGTCGATTCCTGCGGTATCACTGAAAGCATCAACCATCAAAGACATGGCGCGCTTAACGGGTCCGGGCTGCGCCTGCGCAAGTTCACTTGACGCTACGATTGCATCAATGGAGGGGTTCAGGTCCGACGTAACTGGCTTGGTACCTAGCAAGTTGGTGTCCAGTGACACGGCGTCCATCGGGCCGATATTACGGAGGAATCTAACCACCTCACGGTCTGGCAGGAAACGCTTACCTGTAACAATACTAGCCAGCTTGCGCAACTGCTTCGCTACATCGGCAAAGAACTTTTCAACCAATCCGACGGGTTTCTCATCGGTGGTAGCCCAGCGAGATACGTTATCTGCGAACCATTCAGAGAATGAGGTGAGGTACCTATAGTTACTCACACGCTCCGCAGGGAGACTGACATCCATTTGCGCGCCTTCAAGAGTAGAGCGGGCAATTTCACGGTTGCGTAAAGCCTCAACCAAGTCGCGGATAGACGCACCTTTTTGTTGTTGCAGCCATGCTCTATGGGCTTTCTCTAAAGCCGCTTTAGTCTCTGGGGTTGCATGCGCCAGCGCCATGTGTTCGACCATGTGCCCAATTTCGTGAGCGATAGTCTCCAGTATTTCCTGCTTGCTCTTGTTAGCAATTTGCTCTTCGTTAAGTACGAGCGCTCCGACGTTAGGGCGATCGGTCATCATGGCAAAGCGCGCTGTTGTATCACCGAGTGAGTTATCAAGCCGCTCGAAATGCGGGGTTATGCCAAGCGCCATCGGGTCGCTGCGAGATTCGCCGCCCATAAACACATAGAGACGTTTATCCCCAAGCCCCAACTGCTGCACCAAACCACGGATATAACCCGCATACTCGGCGGTCTTGGGGGAGGTGATGATGTTTGAATCAGCAGGGAACTTACCCTCTGGGTACTTCGCATCCAAGTCCGAACGCTCTTTAGCTAGCTTACCGTACGCCTCCATCAACTGCGCGGTTTCATCAGCGGTGAAGTCCTTGCTCGTACCGTTGGACAGGTCGCTAGTCGTGTGTATAAACCTGTCTGGGGAGAACGAGTCAGGAGCACTTGGTTTTAGTTTCGTACCGATAATAACGGTGCGCCCGCTGTCAGCAGATACCATAGCTAGCGCCAAAGTATCAGACACAGGAATTACTCGAGCTCCGCCCTTAAAGTTAGAGGCTATCTTCTCCATCCACGGCTGCTTGGTGGGCTTCTTCTCTACCACGGGCTCAGGCTTCTTCTCTACCACGGGCTCAGGCTTCTTAGGCTCAGGCTTCTTAGGCTCAGGCTTTTTAGGCTCAGGCTGTTTCGCGGTGAAGTCCAATTCCTTCTGGCCAGCTTGAGGCGTTTGGCGTGTGGGTGCTGGCTCAACGGCCTCTTCCAACTTACCGAGTGTGCGCTCTGCCAGATATTTCTTAGCGGTTGCATCATCCATAGGGACAAGCAGGCGCTGGCTACCCCGTACGACGAGGTTATCCTTCGTGATACGCACAGGCTCAAGATACTTCTTATCAATGGTCGGTTTGCGGCGTGTCCGGTCTTGCGCTTCCGTGTCTTGCACTGGCGCTGGCGCACTAGGGATTTCCCTAATACGGTCAAACGAGGCGGTCAGGATGCGGTCAAACTCCCCCTGAGTACGCTTATTCATGTACTCGACAAACGCACGCGCAGCTTGGTTGCCCCCTTTAGGTAGGCTACGCAGGACTCGCGCTACGTCATCCAGTGCGGCCCTCGCGCCGACATGGTCTTCATTATCAACTGCGTGCAGGAAAGCCTCTACCTCCGCATTGCCAACTAAGGCACCGGGGGTCTTTACACGAGATCGGATATTGCGCCAGCTCTTTAGCTCGTCCCCAACAGTTATCTCTTCAGCGCGAACTGGCTTTAGTGTACGTTTTCTGCTTGACTTAGGTTGTGGAGCTCCATCTCCAGCAGGTAATCCAGTATCGACCACTCCCGGTTGTTCAGGTGCTGCAGGCTCTGCGGGGGGTCCGGATACTCCAGCCATTCCGGGCTGCTCCTCGACGGCAGGAACGTCAGGTATGCCCACGCTTGGCTGATCTGCTGCTCGTTCAGAAACGGCAGGTTCGGCATCTGCGGGTCCAGTAGGAAATCCGAACTCGAGTTGGGTTCCAGTAGCAGTTTCAGGTCCACGTGAGGCCTCCTCAAATGCTGGGGGTTTAGGTGCAAGTATCTCACGAAGCACCCGGGCGCGTTGCCCTCTACCCTCAATTAAAGAAGGGTCGGCAGTAACAAGGGCCTGTACTTCTTCTGGGGTTTTCCCTACTACGTTTTCGTTGAACCAACCACGGGAAGTCTTCATTGGGACGTTTGTGTCCTCAATGTCTTTCATAGACAGCGCGCCCTCTGGCAGGGGGGCAACTGGTTCCGGTACGGGTATTGGGGTAGTCGTTGGCTGCCCAGCCGGTGTGCGGCGAAGGGGTAGTTCCATCTGCCCAGCATCTACCGCTTCCTGTCGCTGGAGACGGCGCTCCGCTTTGGTCAGGGTGGGTGCTTCTTCAGTTTCGGCTGCGGGCGCTTCGGTAGGCTGTACAAACTCCCCAAAGAGGTCTTCCTCGAGGGTATTGATGTCGCCTTGAACTTGAGGGTTAATAACTTGCTCAAGCGCTTTAATGCGCGCAAGGGTTACTGGGTCAGTGTTACCTGAAATAAGGAGTTGTGAGCGCTCCCGTAGCAAGTCATTAACAGGGGTCTCTGGGTCAACATCCTGAGCGGCGGCTAACGCCTCTTCCTCTTGCTGCGCAGTAATTATTTGATCCTCAAGAGCTACGCGCTTCTCGTCTTCTTTTTTAGCCTCAACATCTTTTTGGGCTCCACGGCGTTCAACGTAACGACCGGCAGGAGCAAGCGCACCACCCAAGACCGCACCACCAATAAAGCTGTCGTAGTATTCTTTTCGTGCAGCTTCGTCAGCAATATCTAGTCCGGCTTGTAAACGCTCAAAGAACTGTTGTCCAGCCTCAGTGGCACCTTCGTAGGTCAGGGCTTTGCCCGTTGCCTTTGTGTAGTCCATTGCGGCATGAGCGACACCCTTACGGGCAATAGCTGCGGCAGCATCTTCTGACACTTCAATACCGGCACGGCCCAGAATCTGACGGACGCCGGGAATTTTACCTAGCGCAAACGTATCTAAGGCCGCCATTGGGATAGCTGCGGCAATGGCTTTTCCGCCAGAGGCTTCTTGTAGAGATTTACCCTCATCGATCTGGCGCGCCAAGTTGGAGCCAGAGAATTGTGCTGCCGAGGTAACGAACGACGCACCGATACCCACTGCGGGGGTACCTACAACAGACCCGGCGACGCCAGCAGCAACGGGAGCAGCCATATACGGCAGGGAGCCGCCAGCCAACTCTTTAAGCCCGCGCCACGAGAAGGTATCGTCCGTCGGGGTGAATAAACGTTCCGCTTCGGCCTTCTGCGCGTTGTATATGCGCATCGCCTCGTCTTCGCTAATTAGGCCCGATTTACCTTTGACGAGCGCGCGTTCGCCCTCCATACGCGCCAAAGATGCTGCAGCGGCAGCACCAAAACCTTCACGATCTTCTTGCGGTACTTCTGGCTGTGTTGGCCCCTGACTCTCGGCGATTACGCGTTTAACTGTCTGTTGTATAACTGCGGGGTCTGTACCATCGGGGAATCGAAGGGTTCGTCCATCCGCCAGTCTTGCGGTAATCGCCATTTAAGTCTCACTTTCGTGGGTTTCCGCAGGGGGTTAAATGGGGTTCCCCTGCGCGTCAAAGTTCATTGTAACGCCCCCAGCATCGGCTTGTCCACCACTAGCCCCCGCGGCGTTTAAACGTTCGTTATAGGCTTTCTCGATCATGCGGTCTCGAATAGAGGGGTCTTTTGCGGCTTGCATCTGAAGCCGGACGTTTTTCGCCAGTGCCTTATCTACTTCACTCGCTGCTTGGTTACGCAGTTGTGATCTTTGGTATTCCGTCAATGTGCTAGCCCTGTATTTCGCGGCAGACATTGTGGCATTCGCACCGATGTTGGCAACTTGCTCGCGTGATGCACGATCCAACTCGCCTTCTTTTATCTTGGTGTATGTATCAATGGCAGCTCTAGAGTCGGCCCGGTCGGCGTCAAATAGTTTTCCGGTAACATCCGCCATTGTCTTAGCACTATCAGCTTTTGCGGTCTCGAGTGCGTTTTCAGCAGCGCGAAGTTCTTTCTTATTAGCAACCTTCTCACCACGACGGATGTCGTACAGATTCATGAAGGCTTCATCTAGCTTAGTGCGCTTAGCATCGATCTTATCCATACCCTCGCGGTATGCCTTGGTGCCGACCAGCGCGCCCTTACCGATATTCTCAAACGCATTAGCCGAGTTGCCAGACATAATTGCCAGACCTGCTTCGATGAACGCCATACTCTTATTGCGTTTCTCCAGACCCGCCAGTCCTTCTTCCTGCTTTTTGAGCTTAGCCTCACGCTCGGTGCCGTACTCGCCCAGTGCTTCTTGATCGCGCTTAATGTTTGCAATACCCTGTTTAAAGGTATCTTCCCTCGCAGCGTTAGCCAAGTCCATTTGGTCGATGTACGCTTGACGAGTTGATGGGTCGCCTCGGTGCATGGCCTGCACTTGCGCAAGACTCAGTCCCGACTCCGCAGGGGCGGTACCCGCAGTGGCCGCACTTACTGGCCGTGGTTTTGCTTCTGCCGCTGCCGCTGGAGCCGTTTTGCTTTGTTGAGGCTGTGCAACAGGTGGGCGTTTGTCCTCTTTCGCCTTCCGAGCGGCGCGGCTGTCCTTACGGCTCTTACCGCGTAAAGCATCTGAAGCGTTAGACTCCACCGCTGAGGCTTTTTCCGTGGCTCGTTTCTCCATAGCGGCTTTGTCGGAGCTATACATTAGCGCGTCGCCTATTGCATCCCACGCTTCGCCTTGGCCCTGTGGGTAGAAATCTGATTCCCAAGCTGGAGTCTCTCGAGCAGCAGCTTCTTCGGCCTTTCGTGCGTCAAGTGCGGCTTGGCGGTCGTCAATAGGCGTGCCAAAATCTGGAGAGTAAATGCTGCCTTTCTCAAGGCGTTGCTTTTCTGCACGTTCCCACAGAGGCATGTAACGTTTCTTACCTTCGTCGCCGCCCCCTGCAAATGCCAAAATACCACCGCCTGCCATGTTGATCTCGTCAGTGGGCAAGTTTGCAATACCACGAGACGCCATGTATTCGTCGGCTACTGAAGGCTGGTCTCCTTGGGGAGCTTGTTGCGCCGTAGCACCGGCTCGCATTTGAGCGCGCGCTTGGAGTTCGTCCTGCGCAGCCATTTTAGCTAGCATGGATACGGTTGGCATCTGAGTGCGTTGCTGCAACTGCTCGTCTTTAAGCAAACCAGTGATACCGCCACCTACAGCATATCCTTGAACCTCGCCGCCTTCTTTCATCTGGCTCACGCCGTACGCAGCAGTGCCAATACCCGCCAACTGAGATAACTGGCTGGGTGCCGCTTGGTACATAGATGACACAGTGCCCATGGGGGTGCCGCGCAGCATAGAGTTCATAAACTCGAGCTGTTGATATGGGTAGCGTTGTTGATTCAGGAAGTCCTGATACCGTGTATCCAAGCCCTGTTGCTGGAACGCCTGTTGCTGCGTGCCGTATTGCTGCTGCAGCTTGTTGATGTCCATTTCTTGACCGAAAGTCTGCTGACCGATGTTAGCCAGTTGACCCGCACCTGTAAGCGCAGTCTGATAACCCTGCATACCCAAGCCAGCGCCGTATTGACGAGACTGTTCACGCAGTTGTTGTTCTTGAGCAAAGCGGCTCGCAGCATCTTGGTATGCTGCCTGTTGCCCGGTAGCCTGAATGTCGCCAAGTTGTTGCTGAAGATTACGTCCAGCTTCCGCTTCCATAATGGCTTGGCGTGACCCGCCAAATGCCCCAGAGCGAGTAGCCTGACCCGCACGTTGAGTACCAGCAATATCAGCAGAGCGTTGTGCTTCGCGCTTTTGAATATCCACTACATTCTGCATGTAGGGGTTCATGTAGTCTTGCGCGGTCTGCCCAGTAAATTGGCCTGTTTGATATGGGTTAAAGCTCGACCCGGCACCTAACGCCCCAAGACCCGCCTGTCCCGCCATGTTTGCAGCAGTTCCCATAGCCGCCGACGGAGCCATACTTTCTGCGCCCGTAAACGCTTTAGTCTGAAGCCCAGTAAAGTCAGCCTGTCGGTCGCCGCTGTATGTCTGATACGGATTTTGCTCAATATCAGTTAAGGCAGCCGCTTGTCCTAGCCCCTCTTTGGCATACGGTTT